CCTTCCGGTAGACAGCGATCCGGTCGGCGGCGGCAGCATCGTCCGGGTCAACGCGGAGGTGTTCGCTTGGTACACCCCCTCGCTCGGCTTCGGCATCAGCCTGCGTCCCCGCGGCGTTCAGGTGATTGACCTCAAGACCTACGGTCCGAAGGATGCGACTTCCTTCGGCTTCGATCAGGAAGACGGCTACGCCTTCGTTGAGAGCAGCAACAGCACGGCTGCTGCGGCCAAGGCGTTCGGCGACGACTCTGACGAAGACGGCGACTTCTGAGGCTCGTGGCGAAGCGAGCCACCAGTTCCCCGGACCGGCCTGTACTGATCTCGATCAGTGCCGAGCCATGTCCGTGTCCCCGCCCGCGGGTGGGCAGGTGGGGAGCGTACTACCCGGCGAAGTACAGCAAGTGGAAGAAGGACTTTTCCGCTGCACTTCGCCGGGTAGTCGGGGAAGAGGGCATCAACAAGTTCGCCGGGCCAATCGATGTATCGCTCGTGCTGTCGGCCACCCGCCCGCGCACGAGCAAACTCGCGTACCCAAAGCCGGATGTGGACAACTTCGCCAAGTCTGTCCTTGACGCATCCAACGGCATCCTATGGAACGATGACTCGCAGATCGTCAATCTGCGAATCATGAAGATCTGGGCACCCACCAAATGTCCGCCGTCGATCGTTATCTACGCCACCCCGACAGAGACACTGTCTCCACCTTCGTCCGGCACGAGTCGTGCCCGGGCTGCAAGTCGAAAGACAACCTAGGCCGTTGGTCTGACGGCCACGGCTACTGTTTCGGATGCGGGCACTACGAGCCCTCGTCCGATGACTTCACATCCACTCCAAGGCCCACCATGCCTACTTCGCTCATCGACCTCACCTACCAGCCACTCAGCAAGCGCGGAATCCAAGAGGATACATGTTCGCTCTTCAAGTATGGCGTCTCGTCCTACAACGGCCGTGCTGTTCAGGTCGCGACCTACTGCGACGAGAGCGGCACCCCGGTGGCGCAGAAACTCCGCTTCCCGAACAAGGACTTCATGATCCTAGGGGACGCGAAGAAGATGTCGCTCTACGGCCGCAACCTGTGGAGGACCGGGGGCAAGATGGTCGTGGTGACCGAGGGCGAGATCGATGCCCTGTCGATCAGCCAACTTCAGGGCAACCGTTGGCCCGTGGTGTCGGTCCCAAATGGTGCCCACAATGCGGCGAAAGCGTTCAAGGAGAACCTTGAGTGGCTTGAGTCCTACGAGACCGTGGTCATCATGTTCGATCAGGATGAGCCGGGACGGGCCGCCGCGCAGGAGTGCGCGCTGCTGCTGAGCCCGGGCAAGGCCAAGATCGCCACGCTGCCGCTCAAGGACCCGAACGACATGCTCGTGGCGGGCCGCGGCAAGGAAGCGATCGATGCCGTGTGGAACGCCAAGATGTTCCGTCCGGACGGGATCATTCCCGGAACCGAGATGTGGGACACGATCATCAACAGCCCGGCGGTGTCCAGCATCGCCTACCCGTGGGGCGGCCTGAACTCGATGACGCTCGGCCTGAGGCAGCGCGAACTGGTCACCCTGTGCTCGGGCTCCGGCATCGGCAAGTCCAGTGTGTGCCGCGAACTGGCTCACTGGCTGATCGGTCAGGGACAGACGATCGGATACATCGCTCTTGAAGAATCGACGCGGCGCACCGCGCTCGGCCTCATGGGCATCGCAATGAACCGGCCGCTGCACATCGAGATGGCCACTGCCGGTGGAAAGGTCCCGGATGAATCAGAACTCAAGCAGGCGTACACCGATACGGTGGGAAGCGGTCGCGTTTATCTTTACGATCACTTTGGTTCTCTTGATTCGCAGAACTTGCTCAGCCGTATCCGATACATGGTCCGCGGTTTGGGCTGCGGTTGGATCTTCCTTGACCACCTTTCGATCGTGGTTAGCGGACTGGGTGAGGGGGACGAGCGTAGGCTGATCGACAACACGATGACCGCCATGCGCTCTCTCGTGGAGGAACTGGGATGCGGCATGGTGCTCGTGTCCCACCTGAAGCGGCCCGAGGGGCGGGGCCACGAGGAGGGCGCGCAGACCAGCCTCGCCCAACTCCGAGGCTCGGCCGCCATCGGCCAACTCTCCGATCTCGTGATCGGTCTGGAACGGAACCAGCAGGATCCGAAGAACAAGGATCTGACCTGTGTCCGCGTCCTGAAGAACCGCTTCACCGGGGAGACCGGGCTGGCGACCGCCTTGCAATACAACCGAGAAACAGGTAGGCTCTCCGAGTCCGCGCTGCCCAGCCCCGAGGCGATGTTCGCCGACGAGGACAGCGACTTCTGAGGCAGGCAATGAGAAGCATCTACTTCCTAGACAAGGAGTCCCAAATCATGGAACTGAACATCCAGTCCGAATTGCTCAAGCGTGATAGCGAGATCGCCAGCCTGAAGGCGAAGAATGCACAGGCCGATATTGACCTCGACTTTTACCGCAAGAAGTGCGACATCTTGGAGAGCCATCTTCGCGATGCCAAGGCCAACATCGTGCTGCTGATGTCCAAGATTCAAGAGTTTGAGGCCCGGGAGTATTGATCCCGGCCCAAGAGGAGACACGATGAGCACGGTAATCTTCGACATCGAGTGCAACGGATTCATCGACACCGTTACCGAATGCGTCTGCATTGGGTATCAGGTGGACGGTGTTCCGCACATGGCACACACGCCCGAGCAGATCAACAAGGCACTCAAGGAAATCACGAAGGCTGACTTCGTGATCGGCCACAACATCATGGCCTTCGACATCCCTGTGCTCAAGAAACTGTACCCGTGGTGGCGGGGTCCTCTCGGCACCGTCAGGGACACGCTGGTCATGGCTCGGCTTGTGCATCCGGACATCCGGGACGATGACTTTCAGACCCCGGACTTTCCATCGAAGTTGGTCGGCAGTCACAGCCTCAAGGCTTGGGGCTACCGCCTAGGGGCGCACAAGGATGACTACCTTGAGTCCGTGGGCGACCTGAGCAAACTGAAGTACACGGACGAACTTGGCACCTACTGCGCCAAGGATGTCGAGGTGACGGCCAGCCTGTACGAACTGATGCTTTCGCGCATCGGCTCCGAGAAGTCGCTCGACATCGAGCACGAGTTCGCCGCCGCCATCGTGGCTCAGGTCGCCAACGGGTTCTCATTCGACAGGGCCCGGGCAGCAAGCCTGTACGCCGAGTTGGCCGCGGAGCGCGATGCCTTGGTGAAGGAACTTCAGGACGAAGTTCCTCCGACCGAGCAGAAGATGAAGACGAAGACGAAGTACATTCCGTTCAACCCGGCAAGCCGGAAGCAGATCGCACAAGTTCTGAGGACGATGTATGGATGGGTCCCACAAGAGTTCACGCCAAACGGGGAAGCGAAGGTCGATGAATCCGTACTGGGGTCTTTGGATTACCCGATTGCGAAGAAACTTTCTCACTACCTTCTGCTTCAGAAGCGGATCGGAATGTTGGCGGAAGGTGACGAGGCGTGGCTCAAAGTCGAGCGCGGAGGGCGGATCTACGGCAGCGTGAACCACAACGGGGCCGTCACTGGCCGCTGCACGCACCGGGGACCGAACATGGCGCAGGTGCCCGCCTGCGGGTCGCCCTACGGCAAGGAGTGCCGCGCCCTGTTCACCGCCTCAGACAACATGGTCCTCGTGGGCGTGGACGCTTCCGGTCTGGAACTGCGCTGCCTCGCCCACTACATGGCCAAGTACGATGACGGGGCCTTCGCCAAGGAACTGCTTGAGGGCGACATTCACACGGCCAATCAGAAGGCCGCAGGACTGCCCACCCGTAACGATGCCAAGTCCTTCATCTATGCCTTCCTGTATGGGGCTGGCCCCGCCAAGTTGGGCAAGATCGTGGGCGGCGGCTACTCCGAGGGCAAGGCCCTTCAGAAGCGGTTCCTGTCCAAGGTTCCGGCCTTGGGCCAACTCAAGGCGGCCGTCGAGCGTGCCGCCGCACGGGGTCACATGCTCGGCATCGACGGCCGAAAGTTGCGGATCCGGTCGGCCCACTCTGCGCTGAACACCCTGTTGCAGAGCGCGGGAGCGATCGCCATGAAGTTGGCAACGATCTTGATGCATCGGGCCGCCCCGGCCTACGGTGCCCGTCAGGTGGCCCACATCCACGACGAGGTCCAGTGGGAGGTCCCGGCCGACCGGGCCGAGGAGTGGGCCCAATTCTGCAAGGATGCCATCTGGCAGGCCGGGGAGATGCTGAACTTCCGCTGCCCGCTTGCCGGAGATGCCCGCTCCGGACGCAACTGGGCGGAGACCCACTGATGAAGAGCCCCGAGTTTCTTTCCTATGTTGCGGGACTGTTCGACGGTGAAGGGTGTGTTCGCTTCTACAAGAGCGAGTGCATCAGCATCACGAGTTGCTACCCGCACCACCTTCTAGAGATCGCGTACAAGTTCGGATACGGAAAGGTCAAGAAGGTATACGACGGTGACGAGGTCAAGAAGACCGCATGGCGATACGAGTTGTGGGGCAACAATGCCAGAGCGTTTCTACAGGAAATCCGGCCGTATTTACGAGAAAAGGCTTATCAAGCCGATATTATGCTTATGATTCGGCTGTTGCCCCGCGATTCTCTTACGAGGGAACGAACCATCACAGAACTGGCCAAGGCCAAGAAGGTTGACTATGGATTCTGACGACAACCCGTTCTCCCGAATCACTACCGACGACCTGATGAAGGTCTTGTCAACCCGCTTCGATTCGTTCGTGTTCGTTGGCTCCCAGACCAAGAACCGAAGCGCGCAGGATCTGACCTTCTGCACGGTCGGTCCGTTCCATTCCTGCATCGGCCTTGCCGAAACTGCTAAGATGCTCATCTCTGCCGGAGGCATTGACGACGAATGAAGACGAAGCGAAAGCCAGCCAAGCGCAAGACCACGGCCCTGATCGATGGCGACATCCTGCTGTACCAAGCGGCCTGCTCGGTAGAGAAGGAGATCGACTGGGGTAACGACATGTGGACGCTGCACTCCGATGCCCGAGAGGCGAAGATGATGTTCGACATCGCCATCGCCGACATCATGGGAGCGACCCGCGCCGACGATCTGATCCTCTGTTTCAGCAGCCCAAACAACTGGCGGTTCCGGGTCCTAACCGATTACAAGGCCAACCGGATCGGGACGCGGAAGCCGATCTGCTACGCTGGGGTGAAGGAATACGCCGAGTCCTGCTATGAGACCCGGACCTACGCCACCCTTGAGGCCGACGATGTGATCGGCCTGCTTGCTACCGCTCCCGGGGCCGAGCGGGACTACATCATGGTCTCTCAGGACAAGGACTTCAAGTCCATCCCGGGAGCCCACTACAATCCGAGAACGGACGAGTTCTTTCGGGTTGACCTTGCGGCGGCCAACCGGTTCCACATGTACCAGACCCTCGTCGGCGACCAGACCGACAACTACAAGGGCTGCCCGGGAATCGGTCCGGTGAAGGCCGAGGCGGCCCTTGGGGACTTGACTTCTTGGGAGTCCGTTGTAGCATGCTTCACCAAGGCGGGTCTGACCGAGGAAGACGCTCTTGTTCAGGCCCGAGTGTCCCGCATCCTTCGCCACGGCGAATACAACAAGATGACTTGCGAGGTCAAACTATGGACACCTGCACATTTGCAGTGAACTTTGAAGAGGTCAAGGACTCCGGCAACCGGGAAGAGTTCGACACCGGATCCCGTAGGGATACGCGGGACGGCAAGGGCCGCTTCGATCTGCTAAGCCCGTTCGTGCTTGAGCGGGATGCCAAGCACCTTGAGAACGGTGCCCGAAAGTATGGCGACCGCAACTGGGAGAAGGGTCAGCCCCTGTCCCGATACTACGACTCGGCCATGCGCCACCTGAACAAGTACATGATGGGGCACCGGGACGAGGACCACCTCGCCGCTGCCCGCTGGAACATTGCCGCCCTGATGCACACCGAGTACATGATCGCTGTGGGGCGGCTGCCTGAGAGCCTTGATGACCTGCCCCGATTCGGCCCGACTCGCCTCTTTCAAGGAAACGAAGCATGAAAGCCTACCTACCCGCCACCTTACCGTACTCCCAGTCCAATGAGCCGTACGATCGAAAGAAGCGGCATCTTGACTTCAGTCTCAGGACTTGGAACGATGTTGCCGCAAAGTACAACGAGAAGACTGGCGAGAACATCACCGGCAAGAATGCCGAAATGATCGCTGCCCACGCGATCAAGAAACTTCGCGTTGAGTTGGGACGAATGAAGAACGCTGCTGTCCGTAAGCAGATGCTAGACGAGATCAGTTGACTTTATGGAACGCCCTGAAACACGACCGTTCCCCCCTCTCAACGAGGAAGTCATCAAGGAACTGGATCTTCGGTTCCCCGACCGCTGTCCCCGGATGGATGAATCAGATCGAGCGATCTGGCACTATACGGGCCAGCGGTCTGTCGTGGAGTTCCTCAAGAAGGTCTATCTCAAGCAGATCGAAAGCAGGTTCAACAATGTGCAAGGCCCCTAGGATGCCCGCCCCGGCTGCCCCGCCGCCACCGCCCCCGGCTCCCGCCCCGATGATTACGACCGTTCAGGCTGCCCCCACGGCCGCTGCCCGGTCTCCCGAAGGCAAGGGCACTCAGGAGGCCGCTTCGTACCTGACCCGCCGCCGAGGCAAGTCCGCCCTGACCATCCCGCTTGGCGGCATGCCGAGCGAGTCCGGTCTCGCATACTGAGGTAACCCATGTACAAAGGATCCGCGCAGTCTCTCTACATGCAACTGGAGTCTGACCGGGACCCGTTCCTTCGACGGGCCCGGGACTGCTCGATCCTGACGATCCCCACCCTGATCCCTCAGGAAGGGCACTCGCATGTCACGATCTACCCGACCACCTTTCAGGGGCTCGGTGCGCGTGGCGTGAACCACCTCAGCGCGTCCCTGCTGATGAGCCTGCTGCCGCCCAATCAGCCGTTCTTCCGGCTGGTCCTCGATGAGGAAGCGGTCCGCGCCCTAGGCAACGCGGTGGATTACCGGACCGAGATCGACAAGACCCTGAGTTCGATCGAGCGGGCCGTGATGCAGGAAATCGAGGTCATGGCCATCCGCCCGGCCATCTTTGAGGCCCTGAAGCACCTGATCGTCGGCGGCAACGCCCTGCTGTACCTGTCCGATGACGGCCTCCGGGTCTTCCATCTGGACCGCTATGTGGTCAAGCGTTGCCCCATGGGCAAGGTTCAGCACATCGTCACCAAGGAGACGGTGGCCCCGATGATGCTGCCCGACGAGGCCAAGACCATCGTGGCTGCCCACTCAGGCCCCGGCGGCTACGATGACACCTGCGACCTGTACACGGCCATCTGCCGCAACGACGAGGGCAAGTGGGATGTCTGGCAGGAAGTCAAGGGTCAGGCCATCGAGAGCAGCCGGGGAGAGTATTCGGACGACAGCCTCCCGTGGTTTGCCCTCCGAATGAACCGGATCGATGGCGAATCCTATGGCCGCGGCTATGTCGAGGAATACATCGGCGACCTCCAGAGCATGGAAGGTCTGACGCAGGCGATCGTGGAAGGCTCCGCGGCTGCTGCCAAGGTCCTGTTTCTCGTGAACCCAAACGGCGTGACTGATTCCGAAATGCTGGCTCGTAGCCCAAACGGAGCGATCCGGGAAGGGATGGCAACCGATGTATCGGTGCTTCAAGTTCAGAAGCAGGCGGACTTCTCCATCGCTTTGCAAACTATCGCGCAGATTCGTGAGAGAATCAATTACGCTTTCCTACTCGCGGAATCTACGATTCGCAATGCTGAGCGTGTTACCGCAGAGGAAGTGCGGCTGACAACGGCTGCCGTCGAGCGGCAACTCGGTGGCATCTACTCGATCCTCAGCCAAGAGTTCCAACTCCCGCTCATCAATCGCCTGATGGAGGTGATGACGCGCAAGAAGCGGATGCCCAAGGTCCCCAAGCAGTTCGTCAAGCCCCTGATTATTACTGGGGTGGACGCGCTTGGGCGCGGGAACGATCTCGCCAAGTTGGATGCGTTCCTCGCCGGAATCCATCAGAC